CGCTTCGACTTCAGTCTCGAGGTCGAAGTTTCCTTTGTGCGCCGCGTCGTAGATCACCTGGCTCACGATCCTGATGTTTCGCTGCTGAACGTTCCGCAGGTGTTCGTCGCTCCCTGGCGTCAACTGGTTCTCGCGGTCCTCCTTCCTGATCCGCTTGACGCGGGCTGCTTCGTCCTTCTCCGCCTGGCGCTCCGCTGGCGTCTGGTGATACTTGTCCCTGAATGGTCCCTTCCAACTGTTGCTCATTTCGTTCCTCCGCTCGCCTGCCCGAATCCGCTCAGGATCAGGATTACCCCGAAGATCGAGAGCGCCACCGAGTGCGGGCTGGTCTCGAACACCGCACCCAGAACGAACGCGGTCGTGATCATCAGCGATCCGCTGAAGATGAGGGCTGGTCCGATGTTCCCGCTGCCGCCGATGTTGATGTTGAGGTCTGGTCGCTGGTCCATGTACTGCTCCTAGAACGGGTCGTCAGTGAACCCGTCGTATGCCTTGCCGGTCCACTGTTGGGCCGGTCTCGCGCTCTGGTACTTCATGGTTTCGGCGTCTACGTAAAGTTCGAAGCGCCCGATCTTCCCATTACGGTGCTTCGCCAGCAACACGTCCACCACGCCGCGTTTCGCTTCGTCTGGCTCCTCCATGCCGAGGTCCACGTAGCGGTCGTGCGCCGTCAGGAAGAACACTTCGTCTGCGGTCTGCTCGATCATCGCGCTCCACCGCAGGTGCGCAAGGGTCGGCATCTTGTCCTGGCGCAAGTCAACATCCCTGCTCACCTGGCAGAGGACGATCACTGGCACGTTGCAAATCCTCGCCATGAACTTCAGTTGTCCCACGATCTTGCTGATTCTCGCCTGCTGGTTCACCTCCCGGTCGCTGTTGTTGCCGTCGCCGATCAACTCCATGTAGTCGATCACGACAAGGCTCAACTTCCCTGCCGCCTTCAACCGCTGCGCTCGCGCAATCATCCGCTCCGTGGTCAGTCCTGGCGTGTCGTCGATCCAGATCGTCTTTCGGCTCGCCTCCTCGCTGGCAACCATGAACCGATCGAACTCCTCCGGGCTCAGCGTGCCTTGCTTGATCGTCGTCATGGACACGCCGCCTTCGCGGCCGATGGTGCGCCGGACGACGGCATCCGCCCCCATTTCCAGCGAGAACATCAGGACGTTCCCGGTCTCCGCTGCGTGGTACATCATGGCTGACGCCAGCGCCGTCTTCCCCATGCTGCTCCGTGCCGCCAGAATGCACAGGTCCTGCGCCGATAGTCCTCCTCCCAGAATGTCGTCAATCTCATGGAACCCGAGCGGTGTCACCAGCCGCTCGATCAGTCCGTGCCGTTCGTCCTCGATCCGCTGCACGGTCTCCGGGACAAGGTCGGCGAATGATCGCGGTCCATCGGTCGTGCCCACCTGGTCGCCTGCGATCTGTTCGGCAACCTTCCCGAGCGCGTCCATCGGGTCGAGGTCAGGGTCCTGGTGCATCGCCATGATCTGCTCGCCCATCGCCGAGACGAACCGTCGACGCTTTGCCAACCGGGCGATGCGGGCTGCGTAGAAGGGTGCGTGGATCGCGTAGCCGACGCCGTTCAGTCCGGTCATCCACGACATGAGCGTGTCAATGTCGGGGTAGTCCTTCCCGGCTGCGCGCAACTCCTCGGAGATGCTGAGAATGTCTGGCGCTTCCTTCTGCGGCCGGTTCCACAATCGCAGCGCCGCCTCGTAGGCTGCTCGCGCTCCTGGTGAGGTGAAGTCCTCCGGTGTCAACGTGTCCACGACAGTCACAATCGCGTCGCGGTCGAATAGGAGTGCGCCGATCAGCATGTTCTCTGTCTCGACGCTGCTGAACGCGTCAACCGGGTCGGCTGTCCTGGTCATTGGTTCTTGCCCTTCTCGCGCTGGTCGCGGGTCGTCATGGTGCCGACCATCTTCATCTTGCCGTTCCCGAGCGTGGTCAACTGCATGTCCCACTCGATGCCGAGGCTCGTCGCGTGTTCCGCCAGCGCCTCCGGCTGCGACGCCATGATCTTCGCCGTTGCGAACGTCTGGCTGAACTCCTTCCGCAACCACGTCAGGTCATCAGCCTGGTGGACCGCTGCGTAGCCGCCGATCCGGTCGAGTGCCACCTTCGTCGCCGGGTCCAACGCGGTCGTGCCGCGCCGCTCCCGCAACATCGTCAGAATGCGCTCCCACGCCTCGCCTGCATCCGCTGGCAGGCCGATCAGGTTCCGGGCCACTATCTCCCGCAACTCTGCCGGGTAGGGCCAGTACTTCCGGTCTCTGGTCCACTCCATCGCCGCCTGCTCGACCAGGTGGTAGGGCAGGTCAACCAACGCCTGCTGCCAGACGGGGATCGTCATTTCCGTGACGTCCGACCGTCCTCCTGCGCCAACCAGGATCGCGATGATCTTTCCGGTCTCTGCCTTATTCATCCTTCGTGCCCTTCGTCTGCTCGCGCTTCGCCCGCTGACGCTCGAGCTTTTCGTGCTTGCGCCGTTCGTGCCGGTTCATCGGTGGTGTCTTCGGCTCCATGCCGTCAGCCACGCCGTCTGCAATCGCCTTCCCGATCTGGTTCCCGGTGTCGTGCGACATGACCGCCATCGTCTCCGTCGTGAACGCAACGGGTTTCATTCGCCTCTCCTCTCGTACTCCGCCACCTGGTTGAGAATCTGCCCGAGGTCGAGCCTCCCTTCCTTGCCCGGTTTCGGTGCTATCGCCTGCGGTCTGCCGCTCGCGTTCCAGTCGCCTATCGTCTCCACCAGTTTCTTCGTGGTCAGCCGTCCTGGCTCGCGCCACCATGGATCGGTTCGCAGGTAGGAGACGCACCCGCGTACCTCCTCTGGTCCCACCCACGCGGGCAGGCTCTTGAATGCGTTGAACGCCTCGCGTCGCTGGCGGTCGGCAATGTCGCTCGCCTTCATGCCCTTCGCCGCTGCGTAGGCGTCCACCAGCGCGTAGACATGGCCTGGCTCGCGGCCGTTCGGCAGCGGTGCGCCGCGCCGGACAGGTGGGATGGGTTGAGCCGATTCCGGAACGGAAGGAGAAGGTGCGGCGTTTACGCCGTCCGTAGGACCGGTCTCTGTTGTCTTATCTGTTGTCTTATCTGTTAAGGAACTTGCCGTTTCGGCTGTTTGGATTGTTCCCTTTGGGACGTTTCTATTTTGCCCTTTGGGCAGTTTCCATTCGCCCTTGACAAGGTCGGCGAACGCCCGGTCGTCCAGCCGGAAGTGCATGGTTGGGCTCCCCTCAGCGCGCTTCGTCATGCGCTCGATCAGGGCCCTACCTGCCCGGTCGTTGATCGTCGTGATCGCCCGGACCACCTGCTTCCTGGTCAGCCTGGTGCGCTCCACCCACTCGCCTTCGGTGCGGTAGAACCACCCGTCCTTGCCGTTCTGGTGGGACCAGTTCGTCCACCACACGACTTCGTTCAGGACCACGGCCGCAACGTAGTCGCCTTCCAGCCACTCCACGTAGGTGCGCGGGAACGTCACGGTCCGGTTCTCGCCGGTCAGGTCTGCGATCACGTCCAGCAGTTTCAGGCTCACTCCTGCGCTCCTCCCAGAACCGCCTCCATCGCGAAGACGTCCTCCGGGGTCAGGGCGAACCACTCGCCTTCCTGGCGCTTCTCTGCAAAGTTCTTGTGGAGTGCCGCCTCAATGGCTCGCGCGTCCTCGGCAAGCCACGTCTGGATGATGGTGACAAGGTGCCCGCTGTTGAGCTCAACCTGGCGCTTGCGCTTCGTTGGGTGCTGGCTGATGCCGATTTTGTAGAGCCCGGTCGCAGCGCAGTGCATGAGGTAAACCTGCTGCGTGTCGTACCGGACGGGTGCTGGTCGATTCCTGCGGAACGGCCACATGGGGTAGTGCTCCTGTGCATCCAATACCATCAGTGGTATACTGGACGCAGTAACCCGGTCGTGAGACGCCGGTGGAAATGTAAACAGGTAACCGCTCCCACGTGCCAACAGGGAGCGGTTTCCGTTTCTCAAGTATGCGCCTTCGCCGTCGTTTTGTCCCGCCGATGTTGTCGGCTCCTCCTCGCCGGTCTACCATCGTGATGGGAGTCGGGTTTCTGTTCCTTGGACCCGCTCCTGGCGGCTGGCGCGCCAGCCCTTTTAGACGGACACTGCCGGTCTCCGCACGCTGGCAGTGTCCGTTTTGTTTTGCCGCTCGCGCTCTCGCGCGCCCTGCGCCTCTCTGAGTGCCAAATCCGTGAATAAGGTGTCAGCGTTCGGGGTAGCCGTTATCAACGCGCTGAGGGCCACGCAGGCCACGCTGGTGCAGGTTTCCGGACCACCTTCGTGGTCGAGCCCTTCGTGCGCCTCCCTTCGTGCCAGTCGCAACTCTCGCTTCGCGTTCATCAGATGCATCGCGACGCTGAGTTTTGTCGATGTCCGTGGTTCCGTCATAGCAACGTCTCCTGCACTGGCTCTGGTGCCAGCGCCTTGTCCAGTTCGCTCATCGCGAACAGGTCCTCGAACGGGATCGCGTGACTCATGATCCCGAATCCTCCAACGTCCTTCACTGGTGCGTCCAGCACCATGCGCTTCGTCGCCCAACCGATCAGCCTGGCGCTCCCGTCACGGTAGCCGGCCAACACGTAAATGTCTGCGGTCGCCTTGCCCTTCTCGACGATCAGGTTCAGTGGCTTGCGTGCGGTGTAGACGTTGACCCGCTTCCCGCGATACCGGAAGTTCGATCCGCCGTTGCCACCTGGTCGCAGTTCCCTGTCCCACTCGATGCCGAACTCCCTGGCGAACGCCTGCTCGCCTGCGATGCCCACCTGCTCGTAGCCGGTGCTCAGTGGCCGGTGGCTGGCGCTCCCTTCGTGCAAGTGGTGTCGCATCGCGCCGTGAACTTCCTGCTCGCGTCGCTCCGCTGGCGGGACAGTGC